AATAACTTTCTATATTTCTCAATCTTTTTTTATATTATGCTGAAAAACTGTGCCGTTTATCATTAAATGCGAAAGAGCTAAACGCTCCGACGCATTTATTTTTTTATCCAAAAAGACGGGAGGCGAGGCAAATTGAGAGGGTACAAGCTCCTAACACACGACGACCGAAAGACTATCGAGCGAATGTACGCGGCGGGCGCAAAGCCACATTTAATCGCGGAGGCGGTAGGCTCGACGCTCGCGACGGTGTATAGGGAACTGCAACGCGGAGCCCCGGACGTTCAAGACTCGGATTACCGCCCGACGTATAGCGCGGAAATTGCGGAGGAGCGCGTCCGGCTGAATATGAGCAATAGGGGCCGTCGTCGGAAAACGGTCACTTAAAAAGAGAGGAGATTACCATACCATGACGCTTGAGAGCATTTCGCGAAAGGCGGAGCGGCTCGGCGCGACCTCTGTTTCTGCGAGCTTCGTAAAAGAGCGGCGAAAGAGCTTGAGGATTATTGCGGCGGCTCCGCAAGAGCCAACCCTAACGACGGATACCGTCATATACCAAGACTCCGAAACGGGGAAATATTACAAACTCGAAAGGCCGAGAAAATGAGTAGCCGGACGAGATATATAGTCGGGTGCTCGTTCGGTAAAGACAGCCTCGCGACTATTATTATCGCCAAAGAAAACGGGGAGCCGTTGGACGAGGCCGTATATTGCGAGGTCATGTTTGACGACGGGATTTCCGGGGAAGTGCCGGAGCACAGAGATTTTATATATAACGTCGGTATTCCGACTCTCGAAAGTTGGGGGATAAAAACGACAGTTATCCGAGGAAAGCGGACGTATGTATCGAGCTTTACACGGACTATCGAAAAAGGCCCTCACGCCGGGAAGATAAACGCTTTCCCTCTGTGCGGTCGTTGTTGTATTCAACGGGATTGCAAAACTCGGGTTATCGAGAAATGGACGCGCTCGCTCAAGGGCGACGTAGTGCAATATATCGGGCTTGCGGCGGACGAGCAAGAGCGACTCTTAAAAAAGGGCGTTCAAAAACACGTTTCTTTGCTCGATAAGTACGGAGTTACAAAATCCGATACATACGAGATTTGCAAGCGGTACGGCCTGTTATCCCCTATTTATGAGTTTGCTCCTCGCGGCGGGTGTTTCTTTTGCCCGAATGCAAAGGAGCCGGAGCTCCGGCACCTGTACGACCATCACCCGGAGTTGTGGCGGAGAATGTTAGAACTCGAGGCGTTACCAAACAAGGCAACCGAGCTATTCAACAGAGATTTTCGATTTTCTGATATAGACGCGGGCTTTCGTTTGGACGACGCGCAAATATCAATATTCGATTTGTTAGGGGTGGAATAATGACACAATTCGAGAAAATCACACAAAGCCGAGAGGCGTTGGGAGAATTTCTATCTTCCCTCCCTGTCGTACATGGCCCGTGGGACACGGCCTTTCAATCCGAGTTTTGCGCGAGTTGCACGGCGGAGAATTGCGACGGGTGCGCTCACGCAGAGCGCAATAGTCCGTTTTGGTGGCTCGGACTCCCGGCGGAGGCTGTCCCTTGATAGGTGCAGACTTCACCCGCACTTGTAAAGGGTGCGAGCAACTCGTAACGGAGCCGTGGGTTAAAAATCAAATCTGTTTTCGGTGTTTTGGCCCGGGCCGTTGTCGAGGTTATATCGTCGGCATTGAGCGACTTGTACCGTATATCCCGGCATGGTGTCCGAAACTGATAAATAACGAGGAGGTTTTAGAAAATGGAAAATGTGAGCTCGAGAGTTAGGCTCATGGGCAATCTGCAAGCGGCGATTACCGAGGCGGTCGCCGGAACTATGGAGGAGCGCGGGAGAGGTTTTGCCCCCGACCGCGAGGCATGGGCCGAACTGAAAGAGAATATCGAGCGGCTCAAGCAAATGCACACGGACATTGAGAAAGTGCATAAAGAAATGTGGAGCGCGGTCAAAGACCGCAACGGCGACGCTTTCGCCGCTCTTTCTCAAGAGTTTGAGCGTAGCTCGGCCCGACTCGCCGAGGAGTGGGCGCAAACGTCCGCTCTCGCAAAAATCGCCGTTATCAGCGAGCTTGACGATTAAGGGAGGTCGCAGAAATGAAAAAGGTTTACTCAAAGCGTATCGGGACGGAGGTTTTCGCCCTCGCTCCCGAGCAACTCGACGTTTTCAGAAAAGCCGGGTATCAGACCCCGACCCCGGAGGAGGTTATCGCAGACGCGGGAGCGGCTTTCGTAACGCCTCCCGAGGACAAGCGGGCCTATGTGGTTTTCAACTTCCAAAAGGGCGAGTTTGCCGTCCGCGTCAAGGGTTGCACTCTCAAGGGAGAGGAAACTCCGGCCTTTGTCGGCGAGCTTGTGCAAGCGGCGGTCGTGAAGCGGCTCGCAGAGGCCGCAGACCCCGACAGGCCGAAACCCGTAAAGCCCGAGGGCGCGGCTCCCGGCGGTTCCCCGCTCGCGGAAATGCTGAAAGCCTCTCTCGTTAAGGCTTTCCAATCCTCCGCAAATCAGCCGGGCGCGGCGGACAAGCCTGCAAAGGTCGACGCTCCTCCGGCAGAGTCCGAGGAGGTCGTCGAATGATAAGACTCGGCGACCGCCGCTCCGTCCACCCGATAACATTCGACCCCGGAGAAACAAAAGAGGGCAAAAAGAAAACGGCGAGCGGGCGCGTCGTCTACATTCACCCGCAAGGCCGATACTGTACGCTTGAGTTTGAGGTCGGAGTACGAGAGCCCGTAAAGCTCCGGGAGAGCTTCAAACTCGTAGAGGGGGAGATTTTTCAATGAGTGAATACAAACCCATGAAATTATACCTCGTCAAACACGCCGAATATGGCGAGACGACCGTAAACGGGCGCACGAGATACGAGGCGGTTATCGCCGCCGCGAAAAAGTGGGGCGCACGTTGGACGCAGATAGCCCGAGAGTGCGAGTATATCGAGCTCGCGGTCGACGACACTCCGGGCGGGAGCCGATGAACTCCCGCGAGCGGCGAATACGCCGCGCCCGTAGACTACGCCGCCGCCGGGCAATTACCCTCGTCTCTCTCCTCCTCGTCCTCGTTCTGATTATCGCCCTCCGCGTCGGAGGCGATAGCCCGGAGCGGGACACAGAGGCGACGGAGCCCCCCGAGATAACCCCGACGGTAATCGCGGTCGAGGTCGAAAAGCTCCCGGAGCGACTCCCGCTCCCGGAGGAAATGGAGGAGCCGGAGGAAATCGAGCCCTCTCGGTACGACGCTTTGGAAATCAGCGAGAGCGACATATATACCCTCGCTTGCCTCGTCTATCACGAGGCCCGGGGCGAGTCGTTCGAGGGACAAGTCGCCGTTATCGAGGTCGTCTTTAATCGTATGCTCTCCCCGTATTTCCCCGATACCGTCGAAGCGGTCGTCTTTCAGAAATACGGCGACGTTTGGCAGTTTAGCCCCGCTCCCTATCTTTGGACGGCGGAGCCGGGAGAAATGCAGTTTGACGCGGTACATACCGCTCTCACTTCTACGGAGTACATCTTGACAGCGGATACGGTGTACTTCTCGGGTGCTCCCTATAACGAGCACGTTTCCGCCATTATCGGAGGTCACTATTTTTGTGAAATAGACTAACAGGAGGCTAACACAATGGATAAAACGGTATTTGTATTCGACCTTAACGCGGTACTCCCCGAGGAGCGGGAGGAGGAAATCCGCGCAAAGCTCGCCGCGCAGATTGAGAGCGGCGTAATCCTCCTCGGCGACGAGGTTACTTTCGTCGAGGCGTTCGGAGCTCCCGAGGGTGCGCCCGTGGTCGTTTTTGACCGTGAAGCGGCGGACAAGCCCGCAGAATGGGCGAACCCCGGAGCTTGCAAGCTCACTCGCCGCCGCGAGTCCGCTATCAGCTATGCAGAACTTAAAGAGGCTATCAAGAGCGGCAGAGGCCCGGAGGTTATCCGCCCATTTGACGAGCTCGAAATCGTCCTCGAGGACGGTTACGTCGTTACCGCCGTTTGCGGCGGCTATGTCACTCCAACCCGCGCCCGCTTCGTATTTAAGGATTGTCTCCCCGAAACTCACTCCATGAACACGACCGCGACCAACAAGGGCGGATACCTCAACAGTACGGGCCGTCGGCACGTCCTCGAGGATATTCTCCCTCGCCTCCCGAAAGAGCTCCGCGACGTAATCGAGCCTCGCCGCATGGTCGAGGAAATCGACGGCGAGCTCCACGAGTACGCCGATACTCTGTGGCTCCCCTCTGGTAACGACGTTTTCGGCGTTGATGAATGGTGGAACAACGAGCCCGATAGCCCTCAACTCGAGATTTTCAAGAGCGAGCGCGGTCGCGTGAAAGAGCGCGACGGTTACGGTACTTGCAATTGGTGGCTCCGTTCCCCGTACGCGAGCTACTCCACTTACTTCGTGCGTGTGAACACCGACGGCACGGTCAACTACTACAGCGCGTACAATTCGCATGGCTTTGCGCCCGGCTTTGATATGTAAAATTAACGGCTCAATAATTCCCCGGCGGTCTACGCCGGGGATAGAGCCTATCAAGAGGAGGCATTTTTATGACGCTCGGAGATTTCAGAAAGATTACAGAGAATTACTCGGACGAGTGCTCTCTCCAAATCAGAACAGAAAACGGATACGGGAGCGCGTCGAGCGACGTTGTTACCCGCGTGATTATTACGACCGTAGAGCCTCGAGAGGGCGACGAGTCGAGCCTCTATCCGTGGATTGAGGTACAAGCGTGAGACGTAGGCGACGGGAAAAACTCCCGAAATGGAGATACGAGCACGATTGCCGAAAGTGCGACAACATTCGAGAAATACACGACCCCGCAAAGGGCAGAGACGGCGACTATTGCGTCGCTTGCCTCGAGAGAGCCGATAAGCGACTCCCGAGCCCGGTACATACAGACGAAATAAACCGCGTCCTCTGCTGTGAGTGCTTTACACCTATCCCGGAGGACAACGAGGAGGCCAATACATGAAGATTGAAAGAGCTTTTCAAATCCTCGACCCGACTCACCGGGAGCATTACGAGAGTATCAAGCCCGTAAACGAGGCTTGTATCGTAGCGAGGGCCGCTCTCTATATGCGAATGAAAGAGAGCCCGTATCCCGGCGGCGACCCGAATGTTTTAGCTTGCCCGAACTGCAAAAGCGGAGAATACCTCCACAACGAGGACGGCTCTCGTAATAGCTTTTGCGGTCAATGCGGAAAGGCTATCAAATGGGAGGCGGACGAATGAGGCGAAAAAGAAAAAGCCGCCTCGCGGCGGCGGAGTTTATCGGTATTCTGACCGTTACGGCGGTCGTTTTTATCAAGGCCCGGGCATACGCCGGAGCATGGCGCGGATACGACGCTATGGGCGGCGAGTTTTTGCTCTTGCTCTTACCTATTATATATTACTTGCTCAAGCAGACGATACGGGACTATGTGCGCGACTTCGTGGAGCTC